GTTTGATTTCGTCTCTGGTAATCTTATCATTGGGTTCAAAGATATATGGACGAGCTAGTTTATTCAACTGACTACGTAGATATACTGTTAAACGTGCTACGTTGATTCTATCCAATGCACTTGCATTTCTTGCACGAGTCTTTTGACCAAAGTTGATTAAACCTACACCGTTAAAGAATGTAATTGGATTAATTTTTTGATCATATAATGTATCACGTTGACCTTCATTCAATGCTACAGTTTGGAATTCGCCTGTCGCACCATCAATATAACCTACTGATGTTGCATTAGTAATTCCACCACGTCTTGTACCTGCTGGTGCAAACCATGGATAGCTTGCATTGTCGCTTAATGCGATTGTTTTCAACATCATGTGTGTTGACGGAACAACTGCATTTGAACCACCTAGATCTGTTGTAAATCCGCTTGGATAAAACACAGCTAGATATTCGTCATAGGTAACAATACCATCGTCGTTGTTGTCTAATACTAGTTCTGCATTAGAACCATAGTTAGTTAATGATGTAGCATCGCTTGGTAAACGTAATGGTGTGTCAGCAATAACAAATGCTGTAACACCACGATCGATGTTTAGGTTAACTAGATTACTCATTAGCTCAGGATATCCTGGGCAAGCAATCAAGTTAAAGTTACGACGTTCTTCATCACGTATTTCTTGGCTGGTATCGACTGCACTCTTCAATGCTGCAACAACAACTGAACGTTGTGCCTTGCGCAGGAATGAGCCTGAGCCATCTTCATTGTTTGGTGAAGCTGTGACCCAACGATTTTTTTCTGTGTAACCACTCATAGATTCTGCAGTAACTAATGCATTACCTAAAGGTGAATTTGTAGAATCGTATCTTTCGTTATCTTTCGTTTGGTCGATGTAATTTACTTCATATCTCTTGACATTACCATCAGATCTGCGAGTATTCCATAGTAGCATACCTTTTGGATATAATGCTGGATCCGGAGCATCTGGATCTAAGTAATTGCTTGATAACAATGCTTGGATTGTAGCTGCTGTGTTACCAGTAGCACCAGTTTTACCCCAACGAGCATCAGCAAATAAAATACCTGCTTCTGTTGTTTGGTCAGTTTTGTCAACTAGTTCCCATTTTTCACTAGCAGGAACACCTTGGATGTTGCTGTTATAGCGATAGATTGTTGGGAAATTTTCTAAATCTGCTGTTGAAATCCATAAGTCGTTGTTAACAAATGTTACTCCGCCTGTGTATGGGTTTGATGCAGATACCTTAGGGCCTGTGGCTGAAGTTGCTGCAAATTCGTCTAGGTAACCAACCCAAGTATTGCCGTTGTGTACCATGATATCAATTTCGTTTACTGCAGAATTGTACCATAGTTGACCATCTGACGGATCGTTGCTTGGAGCATCTGGCGAAGCAAGGAAATCACTGGCTGCTAATGGCTGCCATCCTGAAGCTACATAGTTTTCTGCTGAGCTAGCTGGTAGCTCGTAGAAGTTAGCAGTACCTGTTAATGTATCAATATTAAATGGTGCAAACAATGTTGATAGTGCTGTTAAGCTAGCACCACTTGCTGCAAATCTAATTTCGCCGCCTTCTGAATGTTCGATCACTAGTTCGTTGTCTACAGTAACACTGGCTTCAACGTAACTAGGAATTTCTACCGGGTTTGCTGGGTCTGAATTATCAAAACCAAAATTTACAACAGCATTAATAGCATCTGCGATTTCTCGCGGTGCATTTGATACACCAGTAGTTGTTGTGGTTGTAAATGTAATAGCTTTTGATACTAGCGTAGCACTGCCTGGAATTGATTGTTTCACTGTCCAAGTTAAATTACCGTTACTAACCTCTGTAGCTGTAATTGCCTGTGAAGTGATTTTAGTTCTAGCATTCGCTGCTACTGCTCGTTTTAAAACACGGAATGTTGCTGTTTCTGGTGAGCTGTCGTATCTACTATCTTCTAATGCGTTAGTTTGAACATATAGTTCGTTGGCTGCAATGTTTGCACCGCCACCTGAACGATCTAGGTAATATAATGCTGCATGTCCAGATGCATATATCGGAGCATTAGAAGTTACCCATGTTTCAGTAGCTGAATTCCAGCGTTTAGCGATCCAACGTCCGCCACTGTTTGGTTCTGTGGTTTTGATCCATACAGATCCAGTTGGGCGACCGTTAGCTAATGTTCCTGTGCCGTCATCATCATTGTCGCCAATTTTAAATGCTGGGACCGATGTATGCGGTGCTTGTACTAGTCGAGGACCATGGAATGTTCCTGCTGTAATGCCGAATGTTGCGGATACATCTAAAGTACCTGAAGCAATCACTATAGCATTAGTTAATGATGAATCGCCCTCGTTATCTGCTAGATCACCGCCGCCCATATTTCCTGCATCGCCATATAGATACAATCTATTGTTAACACTGCGAGCTGTAACACCGTTTATGTTCAATCCGTTGATTGTAGTTACTACACCGTCTAGTGTATTATTTGGGGCCCCAGCAACTGTAACTGTAGTACCATTAATAGTAAAGTTTCCGGTTATTGTTGCTGCAACTGATGTAGCGCCTTTGATTGTAGGCCAACTTGCTGCCCACTCTTGACTACCTACCAGTACCCACGCACCAGAACTAACTGCTGTACCACCACCTGCGATGTTACCATTGCCTGGTGATTTGTAATAGATTCTTGCGTATTCTTTTGACGCACTGAATGTTCCAGAGCCGTCTACGGTTTCAAATACTACAGCATAATCGCCTGTGGCACCAAACGAAGTTTTTGGAACTCCGCCAGTAATATTGTCTACATCATCATCTGTTAGTACTTGTGGAATCTTAGTTGTGAACTTTTGTCCACCAACTACTGTGGCTGCAGAACCGTTCCATTCTTGGATACCCCAAGCTGTAGAACGTGTATCTAACCACCATTGTCCATCATTTGGTAATGCTCCCGGGGCTGATGCTGATGCTTCTAATTCGGTTAAATCTACGTCAGCCCTAACAATAAATGCTGCGTTGGATACACCTAGCAAGCTGTAAGCTGCTAGTAGTCCGTATTCGTTTCGTTCGCCGCCATGTACTGGGTTTGAACTTGCTGTCTTTTCAAAGAAAGGTACACCATAAAAATCTACTAGATCTTTTTGGCTTGTCATCTTAAATGCTTTTCCAGCATTTGCTTTAGTTGTTGCAGTGGCAATACCTGTGCCTGCTGCATTTGTCTTATCTTGTCCTGTGGCTACAACGATAAGGGGTGTTGTGCCTGGCTCGGCAGGTGTATACTGACTCTCGTCGATTACCGTAACTTGTACGCCTGGTGATTGAAGTGCCATGTTCCCTATTCTCCTGGTAATAGTTTTGCTCAATGTATTTAGCGGTGTATGGAGAAATTGGCTTGTTTACCTAACTGAAAAAGGGGTCTAAAAGGTGCAGTTCTTTTAAATACGTATATGAGACCTTTATGTAAATGCGGATTTAGACCCCGTGCTGTAAACTATAAAAAGGGCGATAGGATCTACTATCGAAGCCTCTGCGAAATCTGTATGGCTCACGGGCTCAGCCACGGTATACCTAGATGGCAACGTGCTGGATATAAGATAAAATTACAGTGCGATAAATGCGGACATCGCAGCCCGCATCGTGAAGTGTTTAGAGTATTTCATGTAGACGGCAATCTTGATAATTGCCGTTACAATAATTTAAAAACTGTGTGTGCTAACTGTGCCCTAACACTGAGTAAGGACGGAGTCCTCTGGAAACAAGGGGATTTGGTGGCCGATTACTAGGCTCTGCGCCTGCTTGAACAGCTCGTCAATAGTACCATTGTTGTCAATCACGTGATCGAATTCGTTGCCTAACCATGCCCATTCAGATGCATGTATTTTGCGCAGTTTCATATTATTAATACCAATGTTATGCCCTTGATTAGCAGAAACAGCGTCATCGTACCACTCAGGCAATGCGCCTCGCTGAACCCAAACTATCTGCCCACCTGCTTTTTTAATGGCTTGGATTTCATTGGGAAATCTGCAGTCTGAAATTACGATATTGTCTTTGCTGTTTCTTAATTTGTTTTCTAGGCTTGCAATCCAGATATCATCATGGAAACTTTTACGGGCAACTTCTGTACCCCAATATTGCAGGACCCAGCGTGGAGTTAATGTAGGCATATCTAAGCGTTCAGCCCACCACGGATCTACCTGTTCCCGCCACTCACGTGCTTCTGCTGTGCGACCTTCTAGCAGAGTTCTGTCCCAACCAAACACCGCAGCCACAGAATCCTTTAGTGTGCTGGCAAATGATTCGCGTCTAAATTCGTGGAAATTAACAAGAAAGTCAGCGACTGTGTCTTTGCCGCTGCCGATAAAACCGCATATACCTATGATCATAAATTGTCTCCTATATGACAATTATACGATAGGTTTACAAAAAAGTCAAATTTTAATAATAGGGTTTTGGTGTTTTTGGCTTACCAGGATTGTTTAATTTATTGGCTAACACACTAGCGGTGTTGATAGATTTAGTGCGATCTGTTCTACGTGCGGCCTGAACACTGGTTCTAGCGCGAGTAGTTTTCATTTTTTGTGCTTTGGCTTGATTTATGGGCTGATGACATTTTGAAGGATGACTGACCTGTCTGCTTTTTCTTGGACCGCTTGTACAACGGAATTTTAATTTGGTAGTACCACTGCGAGCTGTTTTTTTACCTACTCCCCAAACTAACTTGGCATCGTAGAGGGCTTCGTCTTTTTCAAATATAAATTCTGATGCTTTCATTGCTATCCAGTAATAAATGTATAGCCAATTCCACCAGAAACTAATGTGACTAGCTCTTGTGTTAATCTATCAATGTCTGCTTGACCTTCTGATTTCAT